TACCCTCTGATCCTGGATGGAATTGCTTTAACTGCAATGAGCATGGGAATTTTTATGAGATATACTCAAGAGTATTGGGTATATCTTATGACGATGCTGTGGAGCGTCTAAAGAATCCAGCATGGAAACGTGGTGATAAGGAGAAAACGGATAAGGTTAAAAAGAGACTAGAGAAGAAAAAAGAAGTAAAAGAAAAAGTAGAGTTCACTCATTATAATTGGATAGCTGAAGACTGTAAAGATCCACCAGAGAGATATGTAAAAGCATTGGATAAATTCTATGAGGATCGCAAGATCTCTAGAGATTGTGTAATATACATTTGCTATAAGGGAAGGTATAAAAATAGAATCGTTATCCCGATATTCGATGACGATCAGAACATAGTTTATTTTCAAGCAAGAAGAATTCCAGGAACTAACATCGTTCCGAAGTATGATAATCCAGCGTCACCTAAAGAGATTATTATTCTAAATCATTCTTCGTTTGATTCAGATAAGTACATAGTAGTCTCTGAGGGTATCATCGATGCTTGGATGGTTGGAGATCAAGGGACTACTTGTTTAGGTAAATTTATATCACCAGAATTTTTGACTAAACTATTTTTAAAGACAAAGAAAGGAGTAATAATAGCATTAGACAATGATGACGAGGGAAGGAAAGCACTTTCCAAATTCATGAAGGAAAATAAATTTGCACAAAAAGTGAAGTATTTTTTTCATCCTCAGAGATTTCAGAGTCATGATGATATAAATAGTATTGTTAGAGTAAACTCCATAGAGGATGTCTATGGAATGATTACCCAAGACTCTGTAAATTTTTCTACAGCTTATGCCAAATTAACTATTTCTAATAAACTGTTGGAGGGTAAGAAAGATGCGAATTACAAAAGTCGGAACAGACTACATAAGTATAAACGAACAGAACTATGGAGCGCAGAAATTTCAAAACATCTCTAGAGTTCATTTAATCAAATTGGATTTCCAGAATCCTACCAGAGTGATTATCAATGAGGTATTATCTTTATTTCCTAAGACAAATAGATTTGTCATCGAAGATAATATCCGTGACTACAATGCCATCCTGAAACGAACTTCAAAGAAGTACTACGTCATGAATAAATTCGGAGCGGATATTATTAGCTTCTTCAGGAAGAATAACAAGATCCTGTTGAATTTTAATAGCCTCAGTGTCGAGGAGGAGGAGTTCTTCCTTCTGGATGGAGTCTTTGATGACGTGCTGAAGAATACGGAAGTCATTGCTATCGATAAGCATACTCATGATTTGAAATTGGAAGTGCTGGACAAGTGGAAAGGAAATGTAATTATTTCCGATAATGGAATATGAAAATACTAGCCATAGGGCCATATTTAGGTGACTTTAAAGAAGAGATATTTACCTTTCGACCTTATGCACGTTGGTTGGCAGAGGCGATTGAATGGGATAAGATATATCTATCTACTCATCTTAACAGAGTTTTTCTATATGAGAATTTCGTTCCTAGCGAAAATATAATACCAGTTTATCAGCAGTACTCTAGAGATGAGAAGAATCAAGCAGGATACGTACATAATAAAATTGCCAAGAGTGATTTTAGACTCGTACTCAGAAAGTTTAAAGATGAGATCATAAAAAGAGAAAAATGCAATAAGCGAGATATTGAGATCCATCACTTATCCTATTCAAAATCGACTCCTCCGTATTCTATCTACAATAAGCTATTCGATAAGATTCCAGACGTACAGATCAAGATTCCTAAGAAGCATGAGAATAAGGTTATTTTCATTCCAGCTAAGTCAGAGAAATTAGAATTACTAGCCTACGTTTACAAATGGTTAAAAAAGGAGTATAATGTCCTTGTAGTTGGAAGTACCGATACTTGGTTTTCGAATGATAATGTTATTCTTAATCAGGTTGACTACTATGAAAATGGATGGAAGTATCTTATACAATATATAGCTAGAGCGAAAGCGGTTATATGTCCATCGTCATACTGGACTGGATTAGCAAACCTACAGAGGAAGCATGTTTTTTCTTGGGGTAAGAGTCCAGGTAGATTTAGATACGATATGAATACGGAGTCAAGAGGCATCTATAATTTTGGTAATGATAAATGCGTAGTGATTCCAGAAGCAAAAAATCCCAATACTATAATCAAGGGAATGGAGGATTTTTTAAAGAATGAAATTTAGCGAATATGTAGGTGAGTCTGGATATAAGAAAAAGGATATCGAGAAAAAAATTGTAGAGACTCCATTAGGGCCGACAGAGGAAGACTTCTATGATACGGTTGCTAGGCGTGATAAACCTTACATTGTAGAGACTTCCATAGGATACGGCTTGAGTAAGCTACAGTTAAAAAGAACCTTTGATTATATCAAGTCATGGCTTATCCGATACAACATAGCATACGAAGCAATAAATCCTTATCTCACAATGGCATCCGTTGAAGGAGAGTATAAGCGGGATAAACTTATCAAGTCATTGAAGAAGATACGAGAAGATATAGCCTTCAAACCTGGGGGAGTTTTTATACTACGTGAAGGTGATATGGATTTCATCATGATAGATTATTTTTTCAATAAGGATTTCTTGAAAAAAATGAATGAGTGCTTTTCTAAATTTTCTCTTGCTTTACAAGATAATACATGCTATGTTAAGCTATTCTCAATAGAAGCTAAATCATTTGATCTAGAGTTATTTGATCAAATGGTTTTCAGTCTTCCTGAACTACCAAAGGTTAAACTCGGTAATGTAGGACTACTAGCTAGGAGGAAAAGATAATGGCTATTTATGAATATATGTGTGAAAAGTGTAATAAGTTAACATCAGAGTCTCATGATATTACTAAAGACGTGAAGACAGCTAAGTGTAGACACTGTGGAGAGGTAGCAGAGAAGATAATTTCTAGTAATACTTTCCACTTAAAAGGTAAGAAGTGGGCGCAAAAAGGTAAGGAGGGATACTAAATGGTAGCAAACGATTGGCAATGTGAGAAGTGTGGAGTAATTTTCGAGGACTGGACGAGTATGGAAACAAATAAAGTCGTCTGCAAGAAGTGCGGTCATGATGTTTGTCATAAGACATTTTGCAAGGCACCGACTTTTGATTTAAAATACAATCCGAAGACTGACATTTGCGATTGGGATGGTAATACCACTCAATACTATCGGAAGTATAACGAAGCCAAAGATAGAGGAGAGAATGTCAGACTTCCAGAGGCGGGTGAATAATGCTTATTTATCAAAAACCTACAATGTGGGATGAGTTTCATGAGAGAGGGTCTATTACTGTCGGGCCAAGGAGAGAAAAACCAAAAGATAAAGATAAACCAGACAGAGAAGATTTTATAAAAGAAGAAGAATTCAAGGTGTAATGATTCATATATGGTACTTTAAAGCCACTTATGGGTCTTTAATGGTACTTTAATGCACCTTAGAGGAGGTTGTTATGATATTTGTGATTGGGTGTGACGGTTATATTGGAAATGCTTTGACTCAGAGATTATTGTCAGAAGGAAAAGAAGTACTAGGCATTGATGATTTCTGGAGAAGGCAACGGGATCAAGACGAGATGGGTAGTATGTCAGCTACTCCTATTTTTAATATGGATGAGAAACTGGATATGTTTAATCTCATGTTTCCAGGGACTTTCTCATTTGAGGAACTAGACATTGAAACGGAGGTAGATCGATTAAGACATCTCTTCCAAGACTTCAAACCTGAAACGGTGATCAATCTTGCTCACAATCCTTCTGCTCCTTATAGCATGGGATCGAGGAGACAAGCAGAAAATGTCTTATCTAATAACATCCTCGGAACTAATAACTTGCTTTGGCTTATAAAGGAGATAGTTCCAGATTGTCATTATATCACTATCGGTACAGCGGGAGAATATGATCACTACTGCAATATTGATATCGAAGAAGGTTATACTACTCTTATGCATAAAGGCAGAATGAGTAATGAGGTGATTTTTCCTCGTCGGCCTGGAAGCATCTACCATATTAGCAAGACATGTTCGACTTATCTAATTGACTACCTCTCTAGGGCATGGGATCTGAGATGCACTGATGTCATGCAAGGCATTGTTTTCGGAGCCTATACAGATCAAATTGCGGATACTAATATCTATTCAAGACTTGACTCAGATGAGGCAGGAGGCACTGTAATCAATCGCTTTATTATTCAAGCTATTCTGGATATACCATTGACTATCTATGGTCAAGGGAATCATCAGAGGACGTTCCTAGCTCTAAATGATAGTGTTCAGGCATTAATGCTTGCCTATTATAATAGAGCAGAGAAAGGACATGCTCAAGTATGGAATCAGTTAAGTGAGTGGCATAGCATGAATGAGTTAGCTGGAATGGTTACTAAAGTGGGAAAGGATCTATATGGTTTAGATATAAATTATCAATGGATAGATACTCCTCGTCTAGAGCATACAGGTGATCATTACTATCACTATGTTACCGATAAATTAAAAGCTCTTGGGTATGAACCGACGAGAGAGATGACTCAAGAGATTATGTATATGTTCGAAACTTTACTACCTCTCAAGGATGAGTTGTTTCCTCTGGAGGCAGTTGTCGAACCGAAGATAAAATTTGTCAAGTAGGGGAGAAATGGATAAGGTTACATTAAAACAACAAATAGAAGATCTAGGGAACTGGTATCAAACTATAGATTTTGGTAATGGAGTTTTTACTAATAATAATGTTTCTGCTACAGGAACAGCAGAACAAGTATATCAAGATATTAGATCATTTCTTCCTAGACATTTAGATTCAACACATTTTTTAGATGTAGGATGTAATTCAGGATATTTTATTGTAAGATTAATGCTCGATGGCGCAGCAGATGCTACAGGAGTAGACATTGATACAAAATGCATCAATCAAGCTAATTTCGTTAAATCATTTTTTTTAGATAAAAACAAGTGTAAGTCTATCAGAATAATTCAGAAAGACTTCCAGAAATATTTAACATCGATTCCTATTAATACGAGATACGATGCCATTATTGCTTCATCAGTTTTATATCCACGTACTAATATAGCTTCACTGGATAGAAAATACTTGGAAGACTACTTCTATCAAAGAGCTAAAGTATTAACAGATAAGGCATACATGCTCATCTGTAGGTGGCGTACAGAAGATAACTGCCGAAACGGTGACATATTCTACGAGCAGTTACAAAAATTCAACTATCAGGAAATCGAGCGGAAGGAATTAGGTAATCGTAATTTAGTAGTATACCAGCGGGATGAGAATTTAAAGTTAGCTAAGAATCATCGTATGGCATTTGACGATGATAAAACAAGAGGATGGGATGAGATTATATCAAAAATCACAGATTGCAAAAATTTAAGAGTATGGAATAGAACGGATAAAACAGAGAGAAAGGATTTAAGTGATTTTATTACTTATGTATCTCCTAGTACATTAATATATAGAAATTTCCTATCAAGTAGACATCAGAAAATTTATGGTACTACTACGGAATTAGATTTCATAGCTAATCATAAACCAAAACTATTTGAATCAGTAAAAGAAATTGGTATACAGCAGCCACCAGTAGTACGAGAAACCGATGAAGGTTATATGGTAGACGATGGTAATCATCGTTCTGGTTTAGCTAATGCATTAGGATTCGATAAAATAGCTGTAATTATTTTAAAGGAGCAGTAGTCATGCCGAATAGAATTTGTATTATGAAGGAGTGTAAAAATCCAGAGGTGCTAGTAGTTACTCCTCTTCTTCCAGATCATGAAATAAGTCGAGAGACTAAGATTTCAATAAAGAGGAATAGAACTCAGTTTGCCTGGATTAAAAGCTACGGAGATAAGAATATCCCTGCCAATGCAATGGAGGCAATAAAGTATTACAAGAGTTTTAAACCATTGCCTCCTTACTATCTCATGGTAGATAGAGACATCGTTTTAGGTCGAGGGATGATCGATAAACTTGTCGGTATGTTAAAGACTCATTCTCAATTCAAGCAAGCTGGATATGCTTATGCTAGCTTTGAATTTCAAGGTCATGTAAACCAAAAATTTCCAGCAGATCCCTTTGACATTAATCGACTACTCCAGGCGAATTATATTAGCTCAAATTCATTGTTTCGATCAGAAGTGATCGAGGAGGTAGGTCTAGTCACTGATGATAAGTACAAGCGATTACTTGACTATGCGTTCCTTCTGAAATGCTTTAAGGCGGGATATGTCGGTCTAGCCGTACCACAGGCATCATTTGTCGCTAAAAGTACGAAGAATGACATATCAGCAGGATCTCAGGAGGATTACGTCACTAAATACAAACGGGTTTTTGAGGATTTTATTCAACCTATTATAAATAATAGTTGACAGATCATTTTTTTTATGCGATAATTAGACATAAACTCAAACTTTAACAAAAGGATATAAAAATGGAATTCATCGTATATTGGATCATCGTTTTCGCTTTAATTCCTTTTATATTGACCTAAAATGGCTGAAAAAAAGAAAAAATGGCATGAAATACCCTTTGAATTCAAGGATTTAGGATGTCGTAAAAATCTTGGTGTTTTCCATCCAATGGTCGATGATGGTGAAAAGCTCCTGGGTTGGATGGATAAAAAATCAGCAGAAAGTTATAAAAAACGCTTGACATCCTGAATCAGTATGATATAATGGTATTATAAACAATCAAAAAGGGAATAAAAATGTCGGATTCAGAATTTGTAAAAAAATACATGGCAGAACTTGAAAAACAAGAAGCTGAATTGAATAATGAAAAATATCGTAAAGATTGCCATCGTATGAGTTTTAATGACGTTCAAATTGCTATTATAACCACTCCAACAGTAACCATTTAAAAGGGAGTATCATGAATAAATTTGATAATGACATTCATTAGGTAACTAACCTAATGGAGGTCAAAAATGGATTATTATCTCGGAAGTTATGTAGTGGCAAAGGATCTTCGTCCTATCTTTACTATCTGGAAATCTTCTACTGTAAATGAGGACGTTAAAGCTCATAAACGTCGAGCGAGAAGAGCGTATCGCCAATACCTCAAAACTGGAGCTATCAAAGACTTCAATCGCTCACAAAAGAAGATTACCAGATGGGATTTTGATTAACCAAAAAAGGAGAGAATCATGAGCGACGATTTTTTTAACATCGACGAATTTGTCATCGATCCAGATGAAGTCGGAGAAGTATCCGATGAGGAACTTTTTGATACTGGACAAGCACCAGATCTTTTCTCTAGCGGTACTCCCCAGGATATTTTTAACACTAAAGAGTAATCGAATTTAGGTTGGGCTTTGATCGGTATTCCAAGATCGCATCGGTAACGCTAGCTTAGCTCCAGCCTAACGTTTTTTTCCTGCGGCGCTTATTGTCGTGAGGCCCAGGAGGTGCCAGTAGCAGTGCAATGCCGTACCCGCGAGGTACAATGAGCTACACTGCTACATTTCGGAGCTAGTCATTGCTGGCGTTGCGCCCACGAAAGGGAGCAGTGACTAGTCTCCCCTCATTCGAGCGGTAAGGTGTTTTCACCTTACCGCTTTTTTTTGTCCTAAATTCTTAAAATCCCCAATAAAATATATAAATAATAATTAGTAGGACTATAATTTTATTATGGAGTCTATTTGAAACCTAATTGGCGAGTAGTCAAGAAAAAGAGATATAAGAAAAAACCTCGTAAAGTTAAATTATGTAAGGAGGATAAGGCAAAATGGCAGATAAAGTAGATAAGTATTTACAGAAAAAAACGAAATACGTGGAGACTATAGATAAGGTCTATGCGAAAGCATTGTCTAATGCTGAAAAAGAACAGAAAAAGAATCAGAAGAAAGTAGCAAAGATGCTCATCAGAGATGGTGATAAAGGTGGAGGAATTCAGATGGTCGAGTCTGAGGATGGCGTCATGACGTACTTCACTGGTCAAGGCAACTACCACCAAGCTATCCGATATGGAAGCAAACCAGAGCTATCTAGGCACACCAGACAGCATAATTTACAGTTTGCAAGGGAAGTATTAGCAGCAGAGGGTATCTTGACTTCTGAGATCGATGAAGGCATTAAGAAGGGAATCGAGGAGATGTAAATGGCAGTAACAGAATACACGGCTGAAAACTTTTTCGAACTCACTGGAAAGGAAGTTAATAACTTTAGTTTCATGAGACTCTTCAATATTCTCCTGGATGAGGATAGAGAGACAAAGTTCATGAATATCTTCCGAAGCTATATTATAAATGATGAGGTATTCACTGAGACTGATTTTTATAATACCTATGAGGTAGCCAACGGAGAATTTTGGGACAATATATCTTGGAATATATACGAGTCTCCGTATCTCTGGTGGATACTTGCTATCTTGAATAATACAGTTAATCCTTTTGAGGAGTTAGAAGATGGTCAGATACTTAAAGTTCTTCGACCTGATTATGTCTATACTCTTGTAAAGGATCTTGAGAGAATTGCGGAGCAGAAAACATAATGGGTGGATCAGACCAAGTAAAATCAAATCTAGGGCCAGCAGATGGAAAATCTAAGGGTCAAGTAGAACTCAAGAAAGGCGTCTATGCCGTAATGTTAATTAGTGAAGCAGGGAACGCTATACTAATGAATGAGGATATCTATGACTTCTATTTTATAGAAGATATATTTAAGTATTCTATGGTCGGCAAACTAGTATTCAATGATCGGTATAACTTTTTTGAAAATGGGCCTTTTACTGGTCAAGAGAAGATCGCTTTAATTTACGGTAAAGGCGATGCTGATAAGAATATGATTTTTGATATTTGGAAGATCGGTAAGATAACACAAGCTGGCCCTGGAATACGCGAGACTAGTGAGCAGCAAATGGAGATATATTTTGTTGATCCATACTATGCTGCTCTTACTTTGAGAAGATACAGCCGAAGCTGGACTGATGCTAAGTACTCAGATATCATGAGAGACATTATCAATAATATGTTATTTCTGAAGGACACTGGCTTTCCTCTAAACTTAGAGGACTCAAGCAATAAGACAGATTTTTATATTCCATATTGGACTCCTAGAACCGCTCTATCATGGCTTTCTAAGAGAGCTAAAGGAGCGAAAAGCGGTACTAGTGGTTATTTGATTTTCAATAACACAGTAAATGGGATTACTACTAATGTAGTTTCAATGAACTATCTACTAGGAGATATAGGCAAAACAGTTGATAAAAAACCATATAGGCATCAAAGCGATCTTGTCTCCGATGAGAATAAGATTTTGGAATGGTGGATAAGTGGTTTAGATCGAACAGGTAACCAAACTATACGAGGAGGATACTGGAGAGGTCATGATTTTCTTACGAAGAGTTTACTACAAGTAGGCTATCAATATTCAGATGCATCCAAGAAAACTGTCATGCTAGGTAGGAAGACTTTATATCAACGAATAGACGATCTTAATTGTGCTAATTGGTTACCAGGAGACAGTGACATCGAGACTCTTTCTGATATAGCGTTTAACGATTGGTCTAAGAGATATAATATGCAGTTCATTTTAAACATAACAGTTGAAGGCGACGAGAAGAGATTTGCTGGTCAGCATATAGAAGTCGAGTGGCCTGGACTTAAAGGATCAGATAAAATGAATGATGCATTGAAAGGGAAGTACTTGATAAAGTCAGTTACTCATAGTTTTAAAGTCGGAAGAACTTATCCTTATCAGCAAAGACTAGTGTGTATTAAGAATGCGTATCACGATAGTAAGAGTATCCTGCTTCATGAATCTGATGTTACTAACTTATATTCAGCGAAGAAACAACCAACTATTTTTATTAAACCATAAGGATTTAATATGTTAAAAAATCAACCAGTAGATATGCAAGTAGAATCAGAAAAACTTATGGGATTCTACAGAGGAGTAATAGAGGATAACAAAGATCCTGAGAAGGCTGGACGAGTAAGGGTTAGGATTTTCGGTATTCATACGGAGAAGAAGTTAAAGACAGAGACAGAAGGAATTCCTACAGAAGAACTACCGTGGGCTGAACCATGTCTACCTTTAATAGAGGGGTCTGTAAGTGGGTTTGGTGTATGGTCAGTGCCAGTTCAAGGTTCTCATGTAATGGTTTTTTTTGCAGATGGTAATATACTATTGCCGATGTACTTTGCTACTCTTCCTGGTATTCCAGAAAAGAAAGATCCATTAGTTAAGACTATAGTTACTCAAGAGCAATCAAGACCAAAGACTGAAGGTTTCAGAGATCCAGATGATTCTTATCCTGTACAGAGTAAATTAGGTGAGCCTGATGTTCATAGGTTAGCCAGAGGAGTAAGCGACGATACACTAGTTACTACTAAAGAGGAGAATTTAGATCAAGCTGTTATGAAGGCATTCGGAGGATCATGGGATGAACCAAGTCCAGCTTTTGCTGCTCAGTATCCTCATAATCTTGTTATTACTACTCATGGAGGGTTGACGGTAGAACTTGACTCTACTCCAGGAGCGAAACGTTTTCAGATTTATCATCCAAGCAATACTTATATTGAATGTGATAATGATGGAAATATAGTTTTTAGGAATCAAGCTAATAAATATGAGATAACAATGGAAGGCAGATTTGTTCACGTTTTACAGGATAACTGCGAAACCGTTGCTGGTGACGAGAGAGTAAAAGTAATTGGTACTAAATACACTGAGATTAATGAGGATGAGAATAGACAAGTTGATCAGACTAGAACAACAGAAGTTAAGGTAGATGATATAGAAAATATTGGCGCTAATAAGGAGAAGACTGTAGGTGGTAACGAGACAAAAGATATCACTGGTAATAAGGACGAGACAATAGGTGGGAATGAGTCGAAAGATGTTGGTGGTAACAGGGAGAAGACGATAGGCGGGAACGAGACAGTAGATGTTGGTGGTAATAAGGATGAGACAATAGGTGGAGTCTTGAATATCACCGTAACAGGAGCAGTTAATTTGACTTCTTCATCTGTTGTAAACATAACAGCACCAAGAATTAATTTGAATTAGGAGAGAAATTATGGCTAGGGCATGTACAGACTCAGCGATTCGGGGTTTAGAGGCACAAGTCAATGCTTTAGAGAGTTATAGAGATGTACTAGAATTACAAGCTAATGCTTGGATTAATGACGCATTGGATTTTGATGCAACTAGTCCTATAACAGATCCAGCGGATATGTTACTGGATGTAGTTGATAATTTGACTACTGCTACATTGGGATGTGAGGTAACTGATATTCCTAGAGTAAATGACTTCATTCAGGACTGTAAGAATAAACTTAGAGCAGAGATCAATAAGAAAGTAAACGATCTTCTTTGGGATACTGCTCAAGTAGCTGAGACTCAGCTTGCGGTTCTGGAGAGATTTTTATGTGCTTCACTAGCAGATGTAATGGCTTTGTTTGATAGATATAGTTTGAATAGATTACTCGATGCTATCTATAGGAATCAGACTTGTATTACTAGTTCTGCTGATGCTGCTGAATGGGCTGCTCAGATAGACGATCAGAATGCGAGAATTGATGCAGTAATAGATGACTTGCCTATAGACAGTAGCGGGAATTTTGATTTAGGAAAAATAACAGAGGACTTGTCTCCAGCTCTATCAGAGAATATGGAAATATTTACAACTCAATCTGACGCCATGAATACTGCTGCTACTGCTAATTTACAAACACAACTAGCAGAGATTGGAGACTTGAATCCAGCGAGTAGGTTTTAATGGGATTGCCTTTTGGAAGACTAACAGATGTAGGAGTAGGAACGTGTTGCTGTCATAGTTCACCAGATTGTATACCAATGACAGGGATCATCGTGACTGGATCTCCTACTGTATTCGGAAACACTTTAGGATCTGGACGAATGACAGATGTAGTACTAGGTCAATGTGGTCATACTGGAATAATCGTCAGCGGATCTAGTAACGTGTTTAGTAATGGCTTACCAGCGGCAAGGCTAACTAGTTACTTCACAGGATGTTTTTTCGGAACCATTGTTACTGGTTCTGGTAACGTGTCAACAGGAGGCTAAAATGAGTGATGCAACAAAATTACAAGAAATGGTGGATGGATATCCAGAGCAGATTCAAAATCAAGAGGACTCGATTACGGAGCTTACTGCAATAGCAGCAGATTTACAGGAGCAAAGAGAAGCAATAGAGAATGTAGTAATGGCTACAGCTACAACGGATTCGGATGCTTTCTTAGCTCAGAAGTCACTTGATTTAGGAGTAGGTTCTTGTGGAGGAACTTGTAGTGTTTGTACTTCTGGAGGTTACGGAGTTACTAATTTGACAGATTGGGCTATAGTAAGTGGAGGATGTCCTCCAGCACCTCATAAAGTGGTATATAAAAATGCCGATGTTACTGATACCGATCAAATAACTAGAGTATCAGATTTTGCTGCGGCATACAATCATATCTGGCAAGAGTTAGGAACTGATGGAACCTATGGTATTAAACCTACTAGGGATAGCGTGAACACAGGGAAATCAATAGTCAATAAAAATAAAGATAAAACAGAGCAAGTACAAGAAATCTATACGAGGTATCTACCTTGAGACTAAAACATTATCTAACAGAAGCGAGACAACAGTTGAAGGATTGGCAGACTTATATACGTAGGAATAAAGAGCTACAGGCAGGAGTATCTATCTTGGATAAGATTAACAAGAAAGGATACAAAGCCTATATTGTAGGTGGATCGGTGCGTGATATAATCCTGGGAAATCTTAAACCTCATGATATAGACATTGCTACCAATATGCCAGTAGATGAACTTTCTAAGATGTTCAAGACTTATGACATAGGAAAGTCAAGAGACTTTGGTATAGTAGTCGTTAAAGCTGGTGGGTTTGATTTTGAGGTAGCTCAGTTTAGATTAGATGGAAAGTATGCCGATGGGCGTAGACCAGAGTTAGTTACCGTAACTGGATCATTTGAAGCTGATGCTGGAAGAAGAGACTTTACTATCAATGCAATGGGTTTAAATGCGAAGGGTGAGATCATAGATCACTTTGACGGTAGGAAGGATATAAAGAATAAGGTCTTGAGGACGGTAGGAGATCCGCTTAAAAGATTTGGAGAAGACTACTTGCGAATGATGAGACTAGCAAGATTTAAATCAAAGTTGGATTTTGATATCGAGCCTAAGACTAAGAAGGCAGCACAAAAACTTTCTCCGAATATTCAGGGGCTTTCTATAGAGAGAGTAAGAGAAGAGCTACTAAAATCGGCTGCTCAGAGCGGTGAGAAGTTTGCGAATTATATTGAGACACTAGCTGAGTTGAAGATATTAAAGCATATACTTCCAGAGATAATGAATTTAAAATGGTTTAGGGAAAATCTCCAGCACCATCCAGAAACCAGAGGACATGGAGGGACGGTATTCAGTCATGTTATGGCAGCACTTAAAAAGAGCGATACTAAAGATCCAATTAAAAACCTTGCTATACTTCTGCATGATGTTGGTAAGGGGGTTACTTTTGCTCCACAAAAAACGCATGGGACTCCTACATACTACCGACACGCAGAGAAAAGTATAAAGCTAGTAGACGCTATAGCTGACAGATTAAAGCTGAGTAATAAGGATAGGGATGCTGTTATCTTTGCTGTAGGTAATCATATGAAGTTCCATTTAATACTTGATATGAAACCAGCTAAAGTTGCCAAGCTAGTCAATGATGATAATTGGGATGTACTTGCTGCTGTGGGAAAGGCAGACGAGTATTCCAGAGGTGAGGCATTCAAGAAGGCTGGAGAGTTTGAGAAGATAATTGACAAAGCTATAAAGATTAAAGAAAAATACGGTACTAAGGAAGTAGGGAAGCGTCTTAAACTTGTCGATGGAAAACACGTTATGGCAATCACAGGTATGAAGCCTGGAAAACCGCTAGGAGATGTTGTTAGGAAAACTACTGAATGGATCATGAATAACGATGTATCCGATAAAGAAAAAATCGATGACTATATAAGGAGTATAGCACCATGAAACTAAAAAAATATTTAGCAGCCGATGATATTGATGTTCTACAAGATCAAATGAGAGAAGTAAATGATGTCGTTTTGGGAGAAAATACTTTTCTGTTCTTTGAGAATCCTTTACTAGAGGGAGAGTACTATCCTATTAACGCTGCTCTGAATGAAGATGAGTTATCTCACTTTGCTTTGCTTAATGAGATCACTAGAGAAGAAAAGGCAAGACGTAAGGAGGCTGCTGCTGAATACAAGGCTGCTAGAGATATAAATCCAGAGGATAATCAATCTGAGGTGGATAAAGAAGTAATGAAGGCTGTTGCTGATCTTAATAAAAAATCCAGAAAGGCTTTTACTCAATTAGATTCTTTGGCTAAAAAATCTTTTATTGGTAAGTACATTCTTCATGGTGCGGGTCAGCAAAGGACTCAAGATGCTCAATGGGGTAGAATGAAAAGAGCGCCAGGACAGTCAACAAAAGAGATCTACGCCGATACTCTTAAAAGCTATAAGGAGAAGCAAAGATTTGCTGCTGCTGTTATAGCTATGCAGAAGAATCTAGAGAAAGAGCAAAAAGAAGGTGAGCAGAGATTGACTTCTATGATGGCAAAATTCAAAAGTCTACCAGACCTAGAAATGAAACTTGGCAAAAGTACTGATCAGTATATCCAAAAGCTATTTACTTGGGCAAAGGATAAATTTGGTAAGGGTTGGTTTGACGAGGGGCCATATCTGGAGTACTTGTTTAAGATACAATCAAAGCAATATAATAACATCAATGAATTGAAGAAATGCGTCGAGCAAATGAGCGCAATCGGCGCTAACATGAAAACTAAATCGTCGGTGGATATGTCAACTGTATGTCCTAAACGAGAGAAGTTATTAGAGATGCTCAAGGAATGGAGAAGTGCTGAGTCAGACTTAACAAATGCTATTGAGGACGGAGCATCTGATTCAATGATAAATCAATTACGGACTAGAGCAGATAAGTTAAAAGTCACGGATGCTAATAATCCTACTTGTGCCTATTGCTACGTTGAAAGTGGAAGAGAGCAGCAAGCTAAAAATCCAAAGTACACATATGCTAAAGCAGAAGTAAGAGGCATGAAGTATCAGGATACTTTCAAGAAGTGGATGAAACTCGATAAAGATGGAAATCCAAAACTTGATAAAGATGGTAACGTCATCCTTAGTAAAGGTGGAGTGAAGAATAGAGAGATGTTCAATAAAATGGGAGGACTTCGTTTTTTTGCTTCTGGTGACTACATTGAAAATGAAGCTACGGATACAGAAATTGAGAGGATCATTGCAGACGCAGAGAAAGTAGGTCTTCAACTCAAGGCTATTACTAAACAAGAGAAGTTCGTTAAGAAGTACGGAGGTAGGACGTTTAATGATGGGCCTTTGAAAGGGAAGCCAGTTTTTAATATCAATATGTCAGTGGATGAGCAACTAGGCTTTAAGTTAGAGATAGCCAAAAATTTAAAAAGAGTTTATCCAGGTAACGTAAACATTAGAGTAGTAGCTAGGAATCCAAAGGAGGCAATAGCTTATTCTAAAGAAAAAGAAGTTGATGTTATTACTCTGTTGCATTTTAGTGGTACTCCTTCTAGGATGAAAAATAAAGATCTTTATCAGGATATGAGTGCTGGTTCTAAGGGATGGAAACAAGCTATGGAGGGAATGAAGAAAGCTCATCCCAAAGCTAATTGGCCTAAAGTATTTTCTAAACTTTGTTGTACTACAGGTAAATGTAAAACGTGTCCTAATGCGTGTGGATTTAATCCTAGAAGAGTTGCTGACTATACACAGCTTGCCAAGGGTAATAAAAAGAAATTGGCAGCATAAGGAGTCATTATGAAATTCAAAAAATATATAAACGAAGCAGGTAGTCTTGTTAATTATGGAGAGGAGAAAGGAAAGACTACAAAAGATAAAGGACATGATCATGATTACTTCATCAAACATATGTCAGGAGATGGAAGTACTTCTAGGAATAAAGGTCATATGCATAAGATCAAAGCAATGGTAGTCATTCCCGCTCCTGATGGTCACGGTCACGAATTAAAAACGGTTGAGTAATGAAAAAAATATGTCCAGGTTGTGGTAGGAATAGAAGGTTAGGGAAGTACTATAATAATAGCTACCAGCCAGATGGTAAACAGATTCATTGTAAGGACTGTCAGAAGAAGAGGAATGCCGCTGCTCGAAGGACGGAGCATTACAGAATACTAAAGAGAAAACGGGATAAGGATTGGAAGAAAAAGAATAAAGAACTAGTCAAGGAATCTAATAGAAGATATTATCTGAAGCATAAAGATAGAATAATGTCGAGAAGAAATACAGAATCGATCATAATTATTGAAAATCCTGACCAAGAAAAGATAAATACTTCTAGATATTCCCGTAAAAAATACGATGGTGATATAGTACTTAATCCACAGAGGAAAACTGATGGCTAATCAAACATTTTTTTGGAGTGACTTAGACGAGAATTACGCTAGACAATCTGATGGAGACATTAAGATAGAAGTTGATGTCGGTGCTATATTCAATAGTTTACGGAATATCATTCTGACTATGCAAGGTCAACGGAGGATGTTACCTACCTTTGCTACTAATATTTGGGGTTTACTTTTTGAACCTATTGATGAGGTTACTGCGAGATTAATTGCAGAGAATTTATTAGAAGCAATAGAAGTATGGGAAACGAGAATAGAAGTAACTGGATTCGATATAGAGCCTAGACCAGATCAGAATTATTATCGTTGTAGGATTACTTTTGTTATCATTGGTAGGAATGATACTCAATCGATAGATTTTGTATTGACTAGATAAAGGGAGTAGAAATATGGCCGAATTTATACCAAGTTACCTAGAGATTGACTTTTTGACTCTAGTAGACAAATTTAGGGAAGAGTTAAAAGAGAGTGATGTTTATAGAGACTATGATTTTGAAGGTGCGAATATTTCAATCCTTATAGAACTTATGTCTTATGTCGGTGAGCTTACTACTTTCTTTACTAATAAAATTGCGAAGAACGTTTATCTGGAAACAGCAGATGTCTATGAAGCCGCGAACAGGTTAGCTCGACAAATAGGTTATGAACCTAAAGGAATAAGATCAGCCAGAGCTACGGTTTCTATTGCAGTAACGGGTACTCCTGCTTGGGGGCCAATTAAACCTGGAGATACATTAAGAGTACTTCCTTGGAAAGCTCTAAATTCTGGACGTACAACGGACGATGGTGATTCAATTTTATTTGCTACTACAGCTTCGGTTGAGGTGACTGCTTCTGGTAATTCTATTGTCTTTGACCTACCAATAAGGCAGGGGCAAGTCATAGATTTGGAAAATTATTCAGGCGACGATTTAATTGATAATGAATTGATACTACCAGTTCAGTATTCATATGACGATGACTTAACAGATGTATACCCTACTGTAAGAGTACTAGTCAGTCCTGCTACTGCTACTCTCCAAACGGAATGGGAACGTGTTTCGGATTTTTATTTGGATCTCATTCCTCAAGTATCCGATAATGTCTATATGTTTATTTACGATAGGTACGAGAGGAATAAAGTAGTTTTTAATTCATCGAGGAACGTACCAGATAATAATGATCGTATAGATATACGAGTACTCGACTCTCTAGGAGTTGATGGAAGTATTGGTGCTGATGTTGATGAGACTTGGGTTATTTTAGATTCTGAGTTCATGGAGATTTGGAATCCTACTACTAGTCCTATGCCTGAATATGTTGATAATAATTATATTTCTATTTCATTATCAGCTTCAAGTATTGGAGCCGCTGATCCAGAAACAATTACGGAGATAAAATTTAATTCCGCTTCTGCTCTACGAGCGCAGTTTAGGGATGTCACTCCTAATGACTATAACTCTTACTTGTCTTCAAGATCAGATATTATAAGAGCTAATGCTTGGGGTGAGCAAGACCTCTCACCTTCGGCTGGAAATCCTCAAGAGTATAACTTAGTACATCTTAGCGTGATTCCTACAGTTTGGGGAAATAGTACTATTTCTACTTGTCAGAATGTTCATCCTAGTGATGACTTTACAGGAACAGATGGAGATCTTCCAAATACCTGTAGGTGGGATGTAAGGGAAATGCAAGATGCTTCAATTCAATCTAATAAGGTAAACTTTGATCCTTCTTCAGGATTTTATTCAGATAGTTGGTTTACTAGTTTGAATGCACTTCAAGGAGATTTTGATGTTATTTTAGAGTTTGACTCTGCCTCATTTGTCGCACCATCCATTCGTACTAACTACATGCCTTATATATCCCTTTGGTCTATAGATCCAAAGGGATTATGGGAGGGTCAATCTGGCCCTGATTATACTAGACCGATTAATCCTATAGATAGTGGTTATGCTATACGAGGGTCGATAGGTCGTTTTCAGAATAATATTAACGATGGTTATGGGTGTGTTAACTGGACAGATGGTGTGAATACTAGTAGTTCTACTGATTTACTTTCAGCAGACGCTTCGGGAAAATTAAGAATCACAAGAGTAGGAAGTGTAATAACTGCATATCGTTGGGATAATGGAGATTCAAGTTGGAAATGGAATGGTAGTTCAGCAGGGTATGTAATTGGAAACTGGACTGGTGACATGTGGTTTCTTATACTTCAGGAACAAGAAACTGGTGGGACGTGTTCTGGAAACGTCGATAATTTTACAGCCACATATGATGGAATAAACAGACCGACTTCTTTTGAAACAGATTGGTCATTGTCTGCTGCTACTCTTTTACCAAATCAATACTCAACAGCATGGGAAGCAGAGTTGCTTAACTACTTAGCTCCAAGAAAAATGATTTGTGCTTATGAGATATTTGAAGTTCCAGATTTGGTTTACTTCACATTTGAGATGGGAGTAAGGATAAAGAGAACATTTGTTTTCACGGAGGTAGCACAGGATCTACTAGCTAAACTGATTTACTACTTCAGGCCACAGAATCAATTATTTAATAGTGAGATGGATTTTAAGGATGTATTAGAGTTCTTAATGGACACTACAGAAGTGTCTACAGATGATGAATTTGAAAATATCCGAGGCATTAGAAATATAGTCATTCGTGATATAAATAGTAATAAATTAATCTATGAACCTGGATCGAGGTTTGGTCTTTATCCAAGATGGGTAGAGCAGCCCTGGACTAATAGAGATAATATGCTGAGACAAGTACAACTAGGACTAAATCAATTTCCAGTATTGGCCGATGACGCAGTTAAGATGATACAGGAGTACTAAATGAAAGTGGAACAGCAAGTAATAAATGATATGGTAACAGTCATCACTCCAGAGCTTTGGTGGCTATTCCTTCAGATGCTAGCTACTATCTGTATTACTCTTCTCGTTTATCAACTTTTGAGAAACGTCACTGCTTATGTACTAGTAAGATTTGATCGAGAGATTAGTAAAAATGTAAATGTTATGTACGAGGGAGAACTTTGTAGAATAGCACATATAAACATGAGGCATTTGATTCTTAGGAAGAAAGGAGGCAAGTCCGAACTACTTATTCCTATAACAAAAGTAGGTCAAATGGTTTGGGAAATTCAAAAGAACGGAGCTAAGTAAATGGGAAAGTTTTCAGATCCTAATTATGACCTACTGCAAAGATATTTTAATACCAGTTCTATAGGTAGACAGACAGGCACACAACTATCCTTTATTGCTGGCCCTAGAAGTGGTATCTGGACTGATGGTGGAGCCTTTACTGTTCTCTATGAGAATAATCCTACAAAAGGGTTTGTTGGTCATAAGTTTCTTATACAAGCTATAGATGGTAATCGCTTCGAGATGGAGTATAAAGGCGTTTACTCAGATTTTAAAAAGTATCGTACAGACACAGAAACTATGGCTTTAAGTGCATTTGATGTTGGTAATGAAATGTACTTCCGTAAGGATAGTTTTTTCCACGCATGGCTTGCCAGATCAGAAAATGAAGAATACCGAAATTATGTCAATCAACAAAGAACCTTTGCTTTCTTCGGAAAAATTTGGAGCGGTGGTAATAGAGGCAATGATAATCTCTATGCAATAGAATTCGAAGGTTTAAAAGACTATACTCTAAGAGCTATACCTCCTCATAATCAAACTCCAGATGTAGTAGAATGGTTAAAGGTTTACTTCGATCAAGTTCATCATGAGCCATATACTATGCTCAAGACTCTATGGTCTTTAATGGATGCTAGAGAAATTGATATGGAGTGGATAGGCTATATCGCTCAGATTTATGGTATAGAAGTTAATGAGCAAATGGCAGAGTTAAACTTGCGTGAGTGGGTAGAGAATTTAATTTACTTCCTTAAACGTATTGGTACTTTCAATGCTCTGTATGTCATTTGGAAACTTTACTTAACTAATACTATTAATGTGATGAATGTCTATGAGCGGTGGGACGAGTGGTGTCAGCCTAATATCTGGAAGAAGGATACTAATACGTTAGCTAATTTTTCCTCTTTCGATAGATTCCCAGGTTTTCATCCTGGACTTCCTGCTGGTGTTTATAGTTATTACGGGCCAAATCTTTATCCTATCAATGACTATAACTGGTTGGAATTCTATGGTCAGCAGCCTTCAGGGGGCGCTGGTGATTTATGGTATACTCAATTCAATCCTAATAGGTATCCTACTCATGCTCAAGAAGCGCCAGTTGATGATTGTAATGCTCTAATATGGGATTGTGGGCCAGCGGAAAGTTTTCTCTGTTATGAGCCAAGAGATATGGGTGTTTCCATTTCAAGCCTAGAGAGTTTTTCTATTGGTTTATCTGCTTATCCTTGTGTTGATTCTTCTACTGGTACTATATCTCTATCTGGTCAGTATATCTCAGGAGACTTTGAACATTGTGCTGGAGTAACAATGTCAAATTTGACTGTTCAGGATTGTAGTTTTATCTTCTACGGTTTGAGTAATGACTATGCTGGTTTTGGAGCCGACACAGATGATTGGATAGGAGTAGCTTTCGAGCGTGATTCTGTTGGTGCGGTTAGGAGATTTGTTATTTATGAGCAGTATGGAGGTACTATCTACTCCACTCCTGGAAGCAAGACTGACTATGAAGTTAGTAAAAGATATAGAATTGGAATTGATAGAGATTGTGATGCTGGCACTATAAAGGTTTATATATATAATGGTAAGAGAAGAGAAGAGAGGTTAGATGAAATCATTACTCATACTCTGCATTCATGTCCAGATTATACTTTTCTTCATGCAGCTAACGGAGTGACTGATGGTTTAGATGGAGAGTTTCATGGGAAGGTCTGGAGGCAACATATAGATCTATCTACTCTTACGTGGAGTGTTGGGCCTACTGGTTATCCTGTATTGACTCCTCATTATATAGTAGAGGTGGATCTCAATTCTGAGCCTTTGATTGATGTTACTCCTTTCGATACTCTTTTCGAGGGTCAAGATTTTATTATCAATAAATTCATTGCTGACGAATTAATTAGAAATTGGGAGTATGTCAGACCAGTTAATAAGCACGTTCTTTATAATGAGTTACTAGCTCCTCCAGCAAAAGAGGAGAGGGTTGCTACTTCTGTGCCTTTGTATTCAGAGCATTCAAACGGATACTTTAATACATTCTTTACTGGTAGTAGATTTTTATCTGCTGGCGCTCCTACTCCTTCTGCTGGAGTAGCGACTTATCTACATATTCAGAAGATATCAAAAAAGACTTGGAATATTAATCATAATTTGGATAGTAGATATAACGTAGTACAGGTATGGGAGAATTTAAAAGGATCTACTTGTAATGAAAACGCTAAAAATGTAGCAAGAAGAATAGAGCCTAGTAATATTTTTATAATAGATGATAATAATATTCAAATAATTTTTGCAGAAGCCATAAACGGTTGGGTTACTATAGCTGGAGAATCATGGCGGTTAACTTATAGTCATTTTGAAGAAACTGGATGTACTCCAGGTCAATGGCCTATCTTCCATGATTTTGAAGATACGCCATTTGGAGGACTTGAAGGGTATCCTAGTGGAGTTGGGCCATTGGTTAATGTTTGGTTACATTCTATATCTTCTTCCTCGTCATCGAGCAGCGAGTCATCGAGTTCAAGCTCACTAAGTTCTTCCTCGTCAGTATCTTTCTCATCTTCGTCACTAAGTTCTTCCTCGTCGCTATCATCGTCCTCCTCATCATTAAGTTCCAGCAGCAGCGAGTCATCGAGTTCAAGCTCATCGAGTTCCTCACTTAGTTCATCGAGTAGCTTTTCCTCATCGAGCAGTGATTCTATATCATTTGGTATGGAAGGAATACTCTTCTTCATGGGATCTAATCCTGATGCAGACGTTGGAACTTTCGGTGCGAGTTACTCACCTAACCAATACTCTTCTTGTCCTTCGGCAACTGATGGAGTAGGTTTTGTATGGAATCCAGATACCGATACTTATGCAGAAATTGAAAATGCTCAAGGTAACGGAGACTTAAACTTTCCTGTTAGAAGGGATCAGCTTCAGCATTGGTTAGATACTACTAGTCCTCATGCAACAGCAGCAGGGCCACCGACTGATACTCCGTATTCTGGTGATATCGGCGGTGTGGCATTTACTGGTACGCATTTTTTGGGAGGAATTCCAAGAGTTTATGCAATACGCTATAATTGGCCTACTACTGGACAGCCAGGGGAAGGAAGGTTCTGTCATAATACCGTAGCTCCGTGGTCAATGCAGATACAACAATATGATTGGCAGTGTGGTAGCGGTTATCCTCCAGGGTTAAGTCCTCCACAGTATGGGTATAATGCTTATGACTCTTATTATGATGGACAGCCAAATACAGGGATTGGAGATATGGAAACCGATGGACGTTTCAAAATGTGGGGTTACTACCATTCTACGTGGTGTGCAGTACCAGGATGTCCTTGTAACGATGCTCCAGGTTCGGCTCATTTGAGGATTACTTGTCATGGTATAGATGAGGAAGAAGTATTGTTTTCTCAGTATGGTAGTATGGCATGGAATCTTAATTACTTAATTCTATGGGTAGGACTAGATAACTGGCAACCTTGGTTACTTTGGTTGGATGATAACAATCAATATTTTACTATACATGGTCGTCACGAATATGATTCTTATAACGAAGCCATGAATAGTACTTGTTCGATCTGCCCACCAAAAGGAGAAGAAAGTTATGAACGTGAGGCTTATGCTTATGATTTAAACTTTGAGATTGTTACTCCATTGGGTAATGTTACTTATAGTAGTGAACCTCTTAATTCTTTTCAAGGTATGCATGGATGGACAGCTAGTCCAGGGTTTGCGCTTCGTGGAATTTGGGATGAAGACTGTGCCCCGTTTAAATATGCGAATCAAGAGCTTAATCCAGCTAATGGTTATAGAACTTGGGGTAATGCTTGGGAGGGCGCACAGTGGTCGCAACTAGGAATGAATTTTAACTATGTATGTAGTGGTTGGTATAAAGAGTATATGTATCAGGCTTTTGTAGTAATGACTGGTACAATGGATTCAGAAGTACAAGAAGATCCGCAGAATGGAGCGGTACTTCATCCTATAAGCCAGGGGTTGGTAAATTCACCTGGAGGACTAAGAAATTCTTCAATGGGAGGCACTTGGCCTTTTGGTACTGAATACTACGGAGATCTTAGACCTTTTGGTGGTGACGGTACTGTCTCCGCTGAATTTAATACTTATATTAGATATAGAACACCAGATCAATGCGTAGTTGCTGCTGCTCATCCGATGCCATTGTCTGCTGGTCAGAGTAATGCAAGACCTAATAAAGTAGATCCTACTAGTCAAACTAGAAGCAATAACTTAGAACAAGCTATAAAAGATATGGTTGATTATTATCATGATTTTCCACCATCATGGGAACCTGATCAACAGCCGCAGGGAGGACTGTGGCCTTCAATTACTGGAGTTCATTATAGACTTCCAGTTCCACAACCTATATGGAATCATTTTAGATTAAGAACAGCGGCGAAGTCTTTTAGCTCTAGCTCTATGTCTTCTACTTCTATTTCATCGTCGAGCGAGTCATCGAGTAGCTCAAGTAGTAGCGTATCCTCGTCATCAGAATCTTCCTCCTCGACGAGTAGTAGTTCCAGATCACGGATTTCGTTCTCCTTTTCAAGCTCATCGGATGAATCTTCTTCTTCGGAGAGTCAGTCATCGTCGAGTAGCTCCTCGTCAACATCGTCCTCGTCGAGCAGCGTATCAAGCTCATCGAAGAGTTCATCTTCTTCCTCGTCATCCTCTTGTTTCTACGGAGGAAACGATGACTTTACAGGAAGCAACGGAGATAAACCTGTAGGGCATAAATGGGTGCTAACAGATCCGAGTAATGTTGTTTCAATCCAAGATAATGAGTTAGAGTTCAATGCTACTCCAATTTCTGGTGCTGTTACTTCTTACATGGACAGTAGAACCATACTACAGGGTGATTTTGATGTAAGAGTTGACTTTACATTAAAGAAATTCTCACAACCAGCTAATACCCCGAATCCGAACCTACAGCGTTGTCCGAAACTAGAGGTAAGAAAAGTATCTGATGACTCGTTAGTAGGATCTGTTTGGAGAGTAAAGGGCTTTAAAGGAGCGGAGACTGACTATAATGGTTTTGGTAAAGAACAATACTCCTTTGGTGGAGGCGAGTTTATAGTTGAACCTAGTGGGCCTTCTGGTGAAATACCTCAACCTGTTAGTGCTGGTGCATTAAGAGCTACGAGAGTTGGTACTACTAGTAGAGTTTTCTATAACGATGGAGGTACTATCGGTCTTAATCCATCTGGTTGGGAATATGATGGACTAGTTGCTGGAGCCATCACTAGAGTATCTGATTCAGATGACGTTTATGTGAGAATACAATGGGAGCAGTTAGCTGGTGAAGATGTTTGGGGTACTATAGATAACTTTGAGGTTTATTCAGTAACCAGTAAGATATGTCCTACTAGCTCCTCGTCATCATCGAGTAGTTTATCATTCTCATCGAGCAGTAAGTCAAGTTCATCGCTGAGTTTCTCCTCATCGAGTGAGTCATCGTCAAGCGAGTCATCGAGCAGCGAGTCATCGAGCAGCGAGTCTTCGAGCAGCTTATCGTCGAGTTCGTCAAGCTCTTCGAGCAGCTTATCGTCCTCGTCACTATCATCGAGTTCTTCGAGCGAGTCATCGAGTAGTGAGAGTTCTTCTTCTCTAAGCTCAAGTTCATTTTCTTTCTCTGGACTTCTTCAATTCTCTGCTCCACTTTCACAAAGTTTCAATAGTGATACTCTAGGACTTGGTACTCCTAGTGGTAATTCTGTTCAGGGACTAGCAATAACAAATTCTAACTCAGCATTTATTTCATGGACTGAGGATTTAAGTAGTTTAGGTAATGCATCTAATCTACGAATAAAGACAAAAAATGTGGATCTGGTTGGATCTAATAACTATTCCCAAAATATAAGTCTACGGGATTCTACCTGTTGCGCTCTAAGATCTACTCAACTTGCTTCTTGTAAACTTGAAGATGGAAATATATTCATAGGTATTGCTTCTTCTACTGATACTGATTCAAGGGGAGTAAGTGGAATTATAATAGATCCTTCTACTGGTGATACTGTAGTACCAGAATTTCCAATTTACACAGATGAACCCGCTTATTCTTATTTTAATGGAGCTTGCTGTACTACTTTGAGCGGTGGTAATATCTTCTTTGGATATGGCGTAAATAACACGAATGTAGGTCAATATACAATTCTGTCTCCATCGGGAAGTATAGTAGTATCTGCTGGAATCTTCGCTGCTCCTCCTGGTAGTGCAGAGATTCATAATCCAGTGGCAACGACTTTGACTAACGGGAGAGTAGTAATAGTATACCAGAATGAGGATGACAATGATATACAATTTTCCTTGTACAATCCTGTTACCGATACTGTCATATCTTCGTTGAATTCTATTTCAGCAATTTTCGGTGATATCAACGATGTAGCTAATGGAAATGCAGCAATTCCTTTGAGTGCTGGTAATTTTGCATTACTATATTTTGAAGAAAACGGCGGGGGTGAGAATAAGGTTATGTTGAAGAAGTTTGACTCAAATGGAGCTTTAATAAAAGGCATAACTGTAGATGATCCACCTTTCTCAGATCCAGGAAGTGATAATCCATACGGTCATTGGAGTGGTGCTACTATGTGGAAAATGGACACTGGTGATCTAGGAATTTATGGAAAGAGTTTTGGAAGTCAATGGCATTATCATTGGCTTTATGACCAAAATCTGAATGTTATACAAAGTAGAACAAAAGATTTTGATTCAGGTGTCTCAACTTGGATTACTATGAGATCTGCTGCTTTTGGAAATAATAAATACGGAATTATAGATGGAAGACAAGCTCCAGGTGATAGTTCAATAAGAGTACATTTAACTATACTAGAACCAATGTAAAGAGCTAAATTTTAGATAAGTATAAGAAGTAGAAATGACATGAAGAAGTAATAATATTATGGATTGGAAAAAAAGAAAAGATTTGAGTAACTCACCTCCTTCTGGTGGTGGTTATACACCTGGGCCTAGATCTCGTATCTGGAGTATGGCATATGATTCTTTAAGGGGTAGAATCATTGTTGGTACAGATGACGGTGCTGGATCTTGTCAGATATGGTCAAGTGGTGACGGTGGAACAAAATGGCATCCACATAATCTTTCTTTTATAACTCCAACGACTCAGACATATTGGGATAGTGCTGAAAGATTGTCATGGATGAGTTATAATCCTCATATTGATAGGATACATACTGGTACTTCTGATAATATTGAGATTTTTATAAGTGACGATGGTGGTTATACTTGGGGATACACTAATCATCATGCTGGTGAGATATGGTCTAATGATTTTGCTTGGTATAAGAGAGAGACACCTCTATCACCAAAAAGTCAGGCCGAGTTTAGACACGTTTATTTAACTGGTGATCCAGATAATCCTGTGTCTAATTCATTAGGTCTAGTTGTTACAAATGATACTCTTATTCCTCCTGCTAGTGCTGGTTCTTATCCGCATGGTGCTAGTTACGGTTGGAAGATCCGTTATAGTTTCTTTACTGCTACTAGTGAAAGATGTGCAAGGTGTATAGTATATGATAAACATCATGACACTTGGGTTGTGGGAACAGGAATAAATAAAGCTCAATTATGGAAGAGCGATGATTTAGGTACTGTCGCTCCCAATGAATGGGGAGATCCAGGTGGTATAGCTCATAATGGAGATGCTACTTTTTATCTCAAAAAAGATTTGAGTCTTCCTCCAACTAGTGGTGGTGCTAATCTAACACATATTAATGCTTTAACTTATGATCCATCTGGTGCGCCATCAGCAACAGGTAGTAGAATTATAGCAGGAACAGGCCCGAAGGCTCAAATTTGGACATCAGATGACGGTGGAGATAATTGGATATTTAGAAAAGATTTCAGTAAAGATCCTGCTCCTCCGAGTGCTTTTCCCCTTTCTGCTTCTAACGTATATGCTTTAGAATATGCTGGTAATTCTGGAGAAGCAACTGGATTTCCTGTACAGAATAGAGGTATAATATTTGCTG